GGCCCCGCAGGTGGGGCAGGAGTAGCGGGCGTGGTGGAGGTAGGGGCCGTGTCTGGCGGTGGGGGGGTCGCCGGGGATGGTGCGGGACGGAAACGACGAGGGATGGGCGGCGTGGAGGGCCGTGAAGGTGGCGGCGCAGTCGCAGGGGGGTGGGGGTTCGGAAGGGGGGAGGGGTATTGAGGTCATGCGAATGCGATCAGCGCAAGGCCGACAATCAGCCAGAGGACCGGATCGAGGATGGTGCGGATGACGTACCAGCACTTGCAGAGGAACCGCCATGCTTCGACCACGTATGCACTCATGCTTCCTCCCTGAACGCGACAGTGCCCCGACCCGAAAGGTCAGGGCACTCCACTCGCACACCCACGGTCAGCTTGCCCGCCGGAGCTCGGCATGGTGGGACGTGTGGTCGCTGTTGGTCATCGGGGTCAGGTGCTCAGGGTTGCAGCACGCCTTGACCTCGCACCTGTGGTGCAGGACGTAGCCCTCAGGGATGGGGCCGACGAGAACCTGGTAGACGATGCGGTGGACGACGGCGGTGAACTGGCCCGGGATGTACCGCTGGGCCTGACCGTACCCGGAGGGCGACAGTGCGCCGGTCCAGAGCCAGCACCCGTTGGGGTGGGGCTCGATCCAGGCGCCGATCTCGTCGAGGGGGTTGACTGGGCCAACCGTGTCGATGGCGGAGGTGGCGTAGGTCGCTCCGCAGTCGTAGCTGGTGGTGGCCTGTCTAGGCTTGGGCATGTCAGCAACCTCCATCGGGTTGTTGTCCAGGCCCCGGGCTGTTGACGCAGCGCCGGGGCCATTACGCGCAACAGCCGCCCTCACGAGGAGGAGCGGCTGCATGGGCACAAGGGGTCCGTCTATCGGGGTCGTAACAAAATCTAGTGCCCTTAGCAGGCGGTGTCAAGCAGGTCAAGTCAGGCGGCCGAGTACCGGTGTGGTACTTCGGTGTCCTTGGGCCACTTGCCCGAGTCGTGCTTCTGGCGTAGCTCGATCTCCGACGGCATCGCGACGGTGGTGGCGTCGGGGTCCCGGCAGATGAAGTCGCGGCACGACTTGCACAACAGCACCTTCGACGGGAGCATCCCACCCAGGTCGGTTGGTCTGCCACGGTTGTACGACACGGGGGACCACCAGGGCGTGCCGTTGACCTTGAGGCGGGCACACGACTGGCAGCCGGCCTCACCGTCCGCTGACTTGCCCGGATCGGGACGGTGACGGCCGTACGTTTCGCCGATGGCGATGTTGAACACCCGGGCCGAGGATCGGACACGGCCCGGGGCTGTACGTGAGAGCGGGGTGAGGAACCCCAACAGGTCGCACATCGCGACGATCGGGTGACCGGCAAGGATGTTGGCCTCGAGGATCAGCGATCGTTCGGCCCGGTCGAGTTCGGAGAGCAGGAGGCGGGCCCTGTCCGGTCTGATCGCCGTGTCTCCGGTGGTGTCGGTGATGCGCGGGCCTTTCTCGCCGGCCTCGTCCCGCTCATACGAGATCGCGGTGGTGCGGGTGCCTTCGAGGTCCTGAGCCTTCATGCCGTCATCCACCTGAGCGAGCAGGCGGGTTCGGATGCCCGGGCGCATCAGCAGGTAGGTCTTGATCGCTTCGACGGCCTTGCCTGTGTCGCTCATAGCTTCTCGCCTTCGGTCAGGGGACGGAGAGAACCGTCAGCCAGGATCGCTACGCCGTGCTCGGAGCCGTGAGCGAGCAGGGCGACGATCAGCCGGTCGGCTTCGTTCCGGTTGAGGGCGTCGTAGTCCTCTGGGTCAAGGTCCGGTTCGATGCTGTGGTCCAGCACGTAGTCCATCGCCAGCACCTCCGCCGCTCGGACTGGTGGACCTTCGGACCCCACAGGCGGGGCGGGGTGGCACTGGTCGCAGTCGCTCGTCCACGAGAATCCGTGCGGACAGTAGGACCCCACAGGCGGCACAGCGGCACGGCTGCCGCGGAAGCACCGTCCGCACGGCTCGGTGAAGTTGATCCCGTGTCGGCAGAACACCGGGCCTACGTCGATCGTCTCGTCACTCGCCATCGGGGGCCTCCTTCTCGGGCCGGTAGGGGACCGGGTAGTACAGGTCATCTCGCATCGACAGGAACGGGTCGCCGTCATCAGCGATCCCCGTCTGCCAGCCGTCCGTCTTGACCAGCGTGAACCGTTCCCCGTTGAGGGTCACGACGCCTTCCGGGGAGGAAGCCAGAGCAGCGTCACGCTCGGCCAGTGCCATCCTGAACAACTCGACCAGCTCGTTGGCGTCCTCAATCTCGGACCTCAAGTCGGCCTCCGCAACGTCCAGACGGGCGAGCAGGGTGGCAACGTCACAGGGCCAGTGCCCGCCGCACTCGTCGCAGTAGCCCACGGCCGTGTCGGACGGGCGCTCACGGTGAGTGTGCCGCATGTTCGCCAGCGCCTCGCCGTCCATCGGGGTGATCGGTTCGGACATCAGTGCATCGTTGTGCGGGACGAGCAGCCCGGCGTTTTGGAGCGCCCACGACAGGTCCACCGCAGCGTTCTCGGCGTAGTGCCCCACCTCGTGCGGGGCGCAGTCGTATGCAAACCACCTTCGCAGGATCGGGTCCATGACCTTTTCGGCGGCCGCCAGTTCGCATCCGGGGCAGTAGATCTCCCCGCAGACGGCACAGACCTCGTTGCCTTCCGGGTCACGCTCGTCACACGACGGGCAGCCGTGGTGATAAATCGAGTGGCTGCACACCCTCGGAAGGCGGGCGCATCCGGGACACCGCTCTTCGTCGTAGTCGCCGTGCAGGAAGCACGACTTCTGCTCGGGGATCGGGGTGCTCATGGGTTCATCCCGAACCGAGGGCATGACTGGGCGTGAGCGCCGGGCATCGGGTTCTCGCACGAGCACTTGAGGTCGGCGCTCATGGCGCCCTTGATGACTAACTGGATGGGCAGCAGTAGCCCGGCATCTTCGAGGGCGTAGGACAGGTCGACCGCTGCGTTCTCGGCGTTGCTCCACAGGTTCACTGGTTCGAGGTCGATGGCGAACCATCTCCGTAGGATCGGCTCCATCACGCGCTCGGCGGCGTACCGGGCATCGTCGGCTCTGGAATCAGACATCAGGGTTCTCCTCTGGTCGCACACGGACAAGGCCATAGCGGTTGAGGTCCCCATGACGCTCTAGCCGGAACAGCTTCCCGCCGATGACGGTGTGACCGTCGGGCGGTGGCGTCCAGGTCGTGAAAGGTCAGCCACGCTCGCAGGTCACTCGGCTTGGCGTCGGTGTCGATCCGGTCGCTCATCGGATCGCCCCCCTAGCCACCAGGGCATCCCAATCGTCACGGCCATACGCCCCGCGCAGGTCGAAGTAGCGCAGGTCGGAGCCGCGCAGGTCGGAGTAGCTCAGGTCGGAGCCGCGCAGGTCGGAGCCGCGCAGGTCGGAGTAGCTCAGGTCGGAGCCGCGCAGGTCGGAGCTGCGCAGGTCGGAGCCGCTCAGGTTGGAGCCGCGCAGGTTGGAGTAGCGCAGGTCGGAGTAGCTCAGGTCGGAGCCGCGCAGGTCGGAGCCGCTCAGGTCGGAGCCGGCCATCCATCCGTCACGGATCAGACCCGCAGCGTCGAACAACTCCACCACCCGACACTCCGACACCCGCACCTTGTCGGCGTCCTCGCCCAGCACATGCTCCGGCTTGTAGGTGACTTCCAGGCAGGTGATCGCAGGGATACCACCCGACGCCGCACCCGCCCACGTTTTCGCCAGACACAGACCGTCGCCCACGAACTCCGGGCACGGATTCCCTCGGGTGAAGTACCGGCCTTCGGGGAGCGGCGCCACCGCCTTCTTGCCTGGGAACGGCCACCGGAACCCGTTGCTCGAACGGAGATCCGGGTGCACCGCCCTCCACGCCGTCAGCTTCTTGCTCATCGGTCGTCCTCCTGGGTCATCGGGTTCTCCTCCGCCACGTCCTCGACGGGGCCGAACAGGTCGGCGTGGTCCAGGCGCAGGGCCGTGGCCAGCCGCCACTGGTGGTGATGGACCGGGATGGTCTGGCCGGTCTCCCACTGGTGGATCGACGGCTGGCTGACGAGGACCCGGCGGGCCAGCTCCCGCTGACTCATCCCCTCGCGCAGCTCGCCGTCCTCGTCGATCCAGGGGACGGACTCACGCCGCTTCTTGATCCGCTGACCGATGACCTCGGCCGTTGCACTGTTCGCCATGAACCGACACTTTATAGCCGCGGCTTATCTTGGTCAAGTACCAGTTTCTGCCCATCACGAACCGAGTTCTGGATCGTTCTCGACTCGCCTAATAGCGAGCCATTGACCCGGGTCGCCCTTGCCTCGGCGCTTCACGACCAGCACGCCGTGGGATGCGCCGGCGTTGACCATCTCCACGTCCAGCTCGGCGAGCCCCTGGTTGATGGCCGCGGCGACGTTGGCGTGGTTCTTCACCTCGACGACGATCGGGAGGTAGCCGGGTGAGACGTGATCCTTGCCGCACGCATCGCACCAACAAAGGCCGTCGCCCCGGTCGTGGCCGACGAGACACGTCAGGTCCCCTACGTCCTTCGTCCCGGCGGGCGGGTTGCGCACCGCCTCCGGGTGACCGTGGTCCTTGAGCCATGCGAGCAGCTTCACCTCGGCGTCGGTCCCGCGTCGCTTCGATGGGTTGCTCATGCGGCTTGCCTCCGGTCGGGGGAAACGTTCGCCTCGGCACGGCCCTCAGCGACCACGTCGGCGAGGCGGTCGATGTAGCGCACCAGCCAATCGGGGGTCGGGTTGAAGCAGGCGGCTTCGCGGTCCTGGGGCCACCAGGGGGTAGGCCAGCCTTGGGCGATCTCTTCGCAGAGAGTCAGGTACAGGCGACGGCGGTTCATGCCGCGCCGATCTCGTAGCCGTGGCCCCAGTGGTCCCAACCGAGGCGGGGGGCGCGGGCGAACAGTTCGACGTAGGGTCCGGGAGCCACCGCTTCGATGAGGTCAGCGAAGCTGTCGGGCTTGGCGGAGTGCTGGCCGCGGTTGGCGTGGATGACTGCGCTCTGGCCGGTGCCGCTGCGCTTGACCTTGCCGCATCGGCCGACGAGGAGGTACTCGGCGGTGTTCGGCACGACCGCCCCAGGGAACGGAGACGCGTCGCCCTTGTGCCAGACGAGGGTCTGGCGGTAGTCGAAACCCCATTCGGCCATCACGTCGAAGGAGGCGGGCAGGTAGCGGTTCGTCGTCCAGAGGAACAGGAACGCCCCGGCGGCACCCACGAGGTCCCTCACGGGCATCGCTGCCACTTCGTCAGGCGTCAGGCCCGAGTACGGCAGCGGGTGACGGTTCGTCCAGCCCTCACCTCGAGCGGGGCCATTCACGAAGCCCTCGTCGTACCGCCACGGCGGGTCTGCGACGATGGTCCCGTAAGGCGGGGACAGCCCTTCCCAGGTCACGCTTCCTCCGGGGTGTCGGTAGGAGACAGAGGAACGAGGCGGTCGAGGATCGTGACGAGCGGGTGATCGCCGCCGAAGGGCCAGTGCGCCCGGTAGCTCTCCACGGTGCCCCGCTCGTGGGCGGTTAGCTCGGGGACTGCTCGGGCCTCAGCGGCTTCCAGGGCGGCTCGGAGTGCGGACACCTCGGCAGCCAGCGCGTCACGGTCGGCTATGGCATCGTCCCAGCAGAGGCCGCACCACCGCTGAGGGTCGGACGGATGCGAGCCGTGGCGGGCATACCGGCAGTGGTCATGGACGCCACCGGGGCCGGGGCTACAGATGCACTCCTCTTGAGCTGATGGGTCGGGCTGCCCGGAGATCAGTCCGAGCGCCCTGTGGAGGGGACCGACGGGCATCGTGTACCGGGTCACCCATCCTTCGCCCTCATCGTCGTGGCGCTCAACTACCCGGTCGATGTCCCGGATGGCGGCGGTCAGCTTGGCTGCGAGGTCACTCGCCATCGGTTGTCCCTTCCCACGGTGCGTCGGTCAGGTCGTGCTCGTCGGGTGACCAGCCCACGATCATTTCGTGAGGGCAGGTGTGCGAGCCGTCGTCGTAGACCCACAGCGGTTCGTCGTGAGTCGAGCACCAACGCAGGACGGCGGTGAGGTCGTTGCCGACGGCATCCCGCTTGTACCGGACCACCCGGCGGGAGTCGGGGACGACGACGATCTGACGCTGATTGGTCGGCATCACGTTCGCTCCCCCTCGTCGGGTTCACCGGCAACGGCCTGAACCCCAACGATGCGGCAAGGACGGGGCAAGACCTCGAAGTCGTCGGCCAGGCACTTCTCGCCTGGGATGGTGGTCAGCACGATGATGGCTTCGCGACGGAACCACTCTTCCGTTGCGACCAATAGGCGGTCGGCGTCGGTCACCTCCTCACCGTCGGCCCAGACGGCGGCCAACTCGTCGAGGTCGTCGGCCCAGATCCCGGGCACGTCGAGAATCAGGCGGAGGCGCTTGCGCGCCTTGGGGTCAATCATCATCGGTCCTCCGGGTCTTGTCGGTCACACGACGGGCAGCCGTGGTGGTAGATGGCGTGCCGACAGGGCGTCACATCGGACGGGAAGCGGTACGTTCCCAAACGAAACCCGCTGTTCTTGGGCGGGAACTTGTCAGGCATCACTCGCCTCGCCTTCGGTCAGGGGACGGAGAGAACCGTCAGCCAGGATCGCTACGCCGTACTCGGAGCCGTGAGCGAGCAGCGCCCTCACCTCCTCCTTGCCGATCTCGCCCACCTCCATCCAGCACTCGACCAGCACGTCCTCGGCTCGGATCGGCTCAGCCATCGTCGCCTCCTAGGTCCACCAGAGCGGCCATGCGAGCGAGGGTCAGGTTGCTCACGCTGCGACCTCGGTGATCAGGTCGATGTACCGGTCCAACGCCTGTTCCTGACCGAGTGTCAGGCCGTGGGTGCGGTGACGTGCTGCGGCCCTGTCCTGATCCCAGTAAGGGTCAGGCCATCCAGTAGCGATCTCGTCGCACAGGAGGGCGTACAGACGGGCCCTGGGCGTCATGCTGCGGCCTTCCGCTTCGCCCGGTAAGCGACCTCGTAGGCACGTTGCACAGCAGCGCACTCATCGCACGGCTGCTCCCCACGCCGGCGGTGCGCCTGAGCGCCGAAGCTGTAGCCGTGACGGGTCATCGGCGGCAACCCCCCCGACCGCTCACGGGTCCGGGTTTCGGCGTCGTCGCCGCCCCACATCCCGAACAGCTCGTCCCGCCCCGACTCCCGACACTCCGCTCGGGCCGGGCAGGCGGCGCAGATGGTCCGGGCTTCGCGGTAGTTGTCGCCGTTCTCCGGGAACCAGACCCCCACCCACTCGTCATGCGGGCGGTCCCGGTTGTCGGGGTGACAGGCGGCCCGTTCCCGCCATCCCTCGTCCGGGGCGTTCCGGATCGCCTCCACCAGCCGCGTTACCGGGTCCGGTAACGGCCTCAGCTCCGAATCGCGGAGAGCGTCGTACTCGCCTTTCGTCATCGCCCGGTCCTCGCTGTCGCCCGTGCGCAGGCTGTTCCAGTTCCCCGGCAGCGTCATGCCGCGCTCCTTCGGTACTCGGCTCGTCGGTTCGCTTCGATCTCACGGGCCCGCAGAACGCCACGGAGGGCCTGGGCGTGGAGGGCTTCGATCTTGCGGGCGTTGTCCGCGGTCACCCGTTCCCGGTTGAGCTGCAACGACACGGTCCGGGGGTCGCCGGTCAGGTGTTGGCCGATCGCCTTCTTCGTCCACCCGTTCGCCAGCAGCTCGTTGACCCGTTCCCATGTGGGGCCGGCGGGCACCAGGGCGGTGCCGTGGGCGGCGGATCGGCCGACGGCGAGGATCGCGTCGACCGTCTCCCTGCGGGCCTTGGTGCGGGTCCCGTTCGTGATCCGCTGGATCGACGACACCGCGACCCCGGAGCGTTCCGACACCGTCCTGCGCCCGACCCCGACAGAGCGGAGCCACTCGAGGTGGTCGCGGGCCTCTGTCACGTCGACGTACGGTTCCCACGTCTCATCAGGACGGTTACGGGCCCGGTAGACCCTGCGGGCGTAAGCCGCTGACGCCTCGCAGCAAGCGAAGCATCGGCAGCCTTCACCGGAGCCGGGTCCGGGGCCGTGGACGTACCGGGCGCGTGTCCCGTGAGCCCTCACCCGTCGGCCTCGAGGTGAGCGGAGATGCGTTCGTGCAGGTCGGCGGCGGTACACCACCGGCATGGCGGCTTCTTGGCTTCGGCGCAGTCACCGGGCTTGCCGAACTGGCGGCGGTAGCACGTCGACTGCATCGTGTGTTCGAGGAGCGGCAGCACCTCAGTCAGCAACTCGGAGGCGGTCACGCTGCTCCCTTGCGTCGTTTGGCTTCTTCGAGCTCGGCGCGTACCTGGGCGAGCGCCTCCCTCGGGTCGACCGTCCGGCCGAACAAATGGTTGTCTTGCGGGATGGGGGCACGGGCCGGCGTCGGGACGACAGACCGGACAGTGCGAGGCGGCTCGAGATACCCGCAGTCGCCTTCGCCGTCCCAGTTCCGGCACGGGCCGGGGGGTTCGTAGTGCCGTCCGCACGCTGGGCATTCCTGGCGGGCCATTACGCCTCCCCGATCAGGTGAAGCAACTGGGTGTGACGGAACGACGCCCACCCGATCAGGAACTCGAGGTCCGCGCGTTCGTGTTCGATGCAGAGCGACCCGTAGATCGGTCGGCCCGACTCGTCGAACCGGACGCCCTTCACCTCATAGAGGCGGGGTTCTTCGCATCCGAGGACACGGCACACCGCTGGGGGGCTCATGCGGCGTCCTCGTCGATCAGTGCGATGCGGTCAGCGGGAACAAAGTCCTCGTCGTTGCACACGCCCCGGTGGTCCGTGTAGGCGTCGAACTCTCGGAACACGTCGGCGCACTCAGGACAGACGAAAAACGATCCTTTGTTTTCGTCATTGGTCTTACTCTCTGAAAGAGAGGTGGGGCGGTTTTCCGACCCCGGATAACCCGACCCCGGTTGACCGAACCCGGGTGCGGTTTCCGAACCCGGTGGAACCTCGTAAACGTGGGTCACCGTCGTGAACGTCCCGTCGGCTTTGCGAACCGAACTCTGGTCGACATAGCCCAGGTCCCGCAGCTCCTTGAACGCCGACATGATCGCCGCACGGCCCTCGGGCTTACGCTTAGCGATCACCCTCGAGCCGATGGGCGAGCCCTGCTTCAGGGAGATCAGGTAGACGAGCAGGCCGGTCGCTTTGAGCGACAGCCTCGGGTCCCTGACGGTCGAGTTCTCGACCTGGACGTAACCCTTCTTCTTCGGGTGCTTGTGCAGCACCGAGATCGGGTCCGTGTTAGATTCCGCCATGAGCAGCGCCTCCTTGGGGTGCTGGTCCACGGCTCCCGGCAGGTCGCACTGCGCGGGGGCCACTTACGTTATGGACCCCCAGTCTACAGCGAACGGCTGTTCGTACCAAGAAGGTCACGCGTCGGCGTCCTGGTCGTACAGCCGGGTTGCCGGCACGACGTACCCGACCGCAGGCGCAGCGTCGAACATGCGGGCCAGGAACCCTTCTTCACGCGCCCACTCGGGTCGGGCGTGGATTTCGGAGTGGCACGGCCCGCACACCCACAGCAGGTTCGACGGGTCGTCTGCGCCTCCCTGGGAGCGTCGACGGACGTGATGGGCCTGACCGCCTTGCCCGGTGCATTGCTCGCAGCAGGCGGCCTCACAGCGGCCACCAGCCCGCTTCTGGACATCTCGGCGGGCTTTCGCATACCGGTCACGGCCCCGGGCCTTCGGGGACTTCCAGACGGGGGTGACGTTCATGCCGCGCCGCCGAAGTCGAGGACTTCCTGGGCCATGCGCTTCGCGGCAGTGCGGCAGTGGTTCGCGTCCACCTCTACGCCGATGGCGTCGTGGCCGAGATCCTTAGCCGCCCGCAGGGTCGACCCCGTGCCCATGAATGGGTCGACGATCACCGAACGCTGCAGAGGGACGGCTTCGATCAGCCGACACATCACGTCGTGTGGCTTGACGTGGGGGTGCCCCCATTTCCCTTGCGGGCTGGACGGGTTGCCCTGAGACGGCTCGGTGGTGGCGATCACGCTGGACTTGCCACCTAGACCTGACGGCCAGCCATCGCCCATGAGGTAGATGGCTTCGGCGTCCCGGCGAAAGCCTCCCATCGCCCCGCGCGTCCCGGCGTTGGGAGGCTTGCGATAGATCAGGACGTGGCGAGTACCGAGGGGCGGGGGAAGCATGAGGTCCCCGAACACAACTGCCGGCCTGTCGCCCCAAATGGCAAGGACGGCGTCGCGAACGGTCGTGTCTCTGTCTCCCGCGATTCCGGCGTGGCTGTCGTCGCACTGGTCAAGACGCTTGAGCCGACCCTGCTTCCACCCGCGCCCGTAGGGCGGGTCGGTCACCATGACGGCATCGTCGATGTCCCAGGGCCACACCTCGCGAGAGTCCCCGTGGTAGATCGTGACCGCGTCGTCCTGGTAGTACGGGTTCATGCCCGTCCTTCCAGTTCGGCGACCACACGGGCAGCCGGCGACAAGTCAGGGGAGGGAGCCGCCGTGTTCACAGCAGCGGGTGCGTCGCCCGCAGTTAGCTCCACCTCCCCCGACATCTTGCGGCGGTCACGCTCAACCGCCAGAACCTCGAGCACCGCCTGCACGCAGCACCCGACCAAAGCGAGCAGGCACACCACGATCCCGCCACCGATCACGACATCCCACAAGCGGCTCATCCGATGATCTCCACGCCGTTCAGGTACCGACGCAACCGCCGGTCGATAACAGCAGAGAGTTCGGAGTTGTACCGGTCGACCAAAATCTCGATGTCGGCCTCGGTGGTCTGCTCCAACAGGACCGCTTCGATCAGGTCCAAGAGGGCGTACGCCATCCCGGCTTCGGGTTTGGGGCGTTCCCTGCGGATCGCGTCGGCGAGGTCGGTGATCTCGTTCACGCCGCACCGTCCAGGTCGAGGGCGGGGGCCCCTACGGCACCACTGCTCGGTGCAGCGTCCGTCCCCCCGTTGGAGACGGTGCCGTCACCCCCCGCCCTCGAAACCGGCGGGGCCGGGGAAGGGTTCGCCGGAGGCGTCGGGTCCTTCGACTCGACAACGGGTTTGTTGTCCACAAGGGTCTGACCCGACGACTCACCCCCTCCCGATGGCCCCGCCGCGATCTCTTCCTGGTCCGTCAGGACCCGGTACAGGACGTAATCGTCCTCCGACTTGGAGTACAGGTGGGTGCCGAGGCCGATGCGGGCACAGCACCGCTTCAACGCATCACTCATGGCGTCTTTCAGGCGCGCCCCGTCGTGGGGCCAGTTGTGCGGCGACTCGCAATCGCCGACGTCCTCGATCACCAGGGTCCGTCCGTCGACTTCGACGGTGAGGCGGCAGACGACACCGACGACGGCGTCCTCGAGGTCCGGGGTCCCTTCCTTCGCCCGGGCGCTCGACCCGTTCGGGTTCGGGGGCTTGCCGGCGACCCGTCCCCGCAGGATGTCGACCCGCTCGAAGCTGTACCCGCCGAGATGCATGAGCAGCCGTTGCACGTACAGGTGGTGACTCACGTACACGCCGCCGCCCGACGGGTTCGTGTGAACCACCGACGACGGGAACCGGCGGGCAAGGTCACGGAGCTGGCTCATGTGATGACCACCGACACCTTCCCGGCCGTCGAGGTGCAGAACTCGTCGGGGTCAATCCCGCGCTCACGGAGCGACGTGACCCGCGGGGCACCCAGGTTCCAGACGTCGAGAATGCGGGCGAGGTCTTGGGAGCACGACAGGAACTCGTCGCCGATGACCGCACGCCCCGAGTCGGAGCCGACCATCTCGCCGGTCACCGGATCGGGGTCCCGGCGGGAGTCCAGCACCGCCCGGATCAGCCCCTGGCGGTCCCACTCCTTGCGGTCGACGCCACGCTTCACTTCGACGTGGCCGACGCTCTCGAGGTCCATCGCGTTCCGACCGAGATAGTCGGCGACGAACGTGGTCAGCAGGTACTCCCAGTCGGCGAGAGCGGTACGGATCTCTCGGAGCTCGGAGAGATCCCGGACGGCGGTGTCGATGTCCAGGTGCTCGACCGGGTCGGTCGAGGCGTAGGAGAGCGAGATCGTGCCGGGGTTGACGTCGACGATGGCGGTCATGCGCCGTCCTTCCACTCGGCGTACAGCATCCGGTCAGCGGCCTCGTCCTCGATCTTCTGGATCTCGTCGCGCATCAGGCGCATGGCACGGATGGTGTGATCGGCGAGGGCTTGAGCGTTCGCGGCGTCGAGCTCGGAAGCGGACTTCCGCTCCCGGCAGATCCGGCAGGCCGAGTCGTCCTCGCCTACGAGGTAGATGTGCTCGTGGTCGGTCACTGGTGGCACTCGCAGTCGCAGTGCTTCTTGTGCTGGCGCACCACGACGAGCGGGTTGTCCGGGTTGCCTGCGGTCTTGCGGTACGAGAGGACACGGAGACCGCGACGGTGCTTGCACTTCTTGCATCGCGTCGGGGCGCTCACTGGTCGCGTCCTGCGGGGTGCTCTTCACGGTCGCGGTCCACTTCGTCTGCCCACACCGCCAGAAAGGCGATAGCGCAGATCAGCGCGGGGACTCCGATGACGAACCCCAGGAGTACGAGGTAGTTCATGCGGCTTCGCTCAGGTAGGAGGCGATGGCCATGCGGACGATCTGCGACTTGGAGCGGTCTTCTTCGGCTGCCCGGTGTGCGATCTCGTCGAGCATGGCGTTGGGGAGTCGGACCACGATCTGGCCCTCGTTGCGTCTAGCCATACGGTGAGTGTTGCATGATCGTGCCCGGTGAGTCAACCCCCCAAAAGCGAAAAGCCCCCGTCGCTGCCCCCAGGGAGGGGAGGGCAGGACGGGGGCGAACAGGGCATCAACGATGCGATATATGTCGAATTAGATATGTCAGCCGTCGGGTGTTTCGACCGGTTCGGGCATCTCGGGCCAACAACACACGGCGGCGTGCGCTTCGACCTCGGCGCGGTGGGTGCCGGCGTCGTCGGCCCGGTGGACACACGACCAGCCGCAAGCATGATGGGCGTGCCGTTTCGTGGAGTGCGTCCACCCCGGGTCGGGCCGCCATTCCCCGGCGTTCTCGTACGGCTTGGTCATCGGTCCTCCCTCGGGTAGCTGACGTGCAGGCACGGGGACAGGACGTAGCCCCAGCCGGGGACGAGACGGCCGCCCCACACCGGACGGTTGCACCAGCAGCAGCGGAGCGTCATGCCGCACCGATCTCGTAGCCGTGGCCCCATGAGTCCCAACCGAAGCGGGGACGGCGACAGAACAGCTCCACGTAGGGGCCTGGACACCATTGCTCGACGAGATCCATGAAGGCGTCGGGCTTCTGGCTGTGGACCTTCGGCCGCGCCCACTGGTACCAAGTGGTAGCGGTCCACGGCATCCGGGGCGGCTTGCCGCTCTTGCCCATGATGACGAACTCGGTCGTCACATTCAGCGTGCCCATCGGTGGCTTGCACCAGACGAGCACTCGCCCCTGTGGCTCGAAGCCCCAGCACCGCATCACGTCGGGAGCGTCGAACAGGTAGCGGTTGGTCACCCACATGAACAGGCGGGTGTCGTCGGCCAGATCACCGACGGGTAGCGCCTTGATCTCGTCCAGCGTCATCCCCGAGTACGGCAGACCCCCCCCCTCGTAGCCGGTCGATGGGTTCGGCGGGTTCACCTCGTCGTAGTGCCACGGTGGGTCGACCACGATCGTCGGGTACGGACCCGTCAGCCCTTCCCACGTCACGCGACCACCTCGATCTCTCGGACACCTCTCGGGCCGCACAGGTAGGTGAGCGTCCCCGGTGCGGAGTGCTGCCCGGTCGCATCCGTGAACCAACGCGACCCGCCGTCCATCGCGGGGCATTGCGTCCACAGACGGCCGTGCGACTCGACCGCCGAGAAATGGTGGTAATGGGCCGTCGTCAACACCTGGGCATCCGCGAGCCCCGTCCATCGGGGGCCGGCATCACCGAAGGCTTGACCCTGCCACCACGCCAACTGTTTCGCCTGCGGGGTAGCGCCCCGGGTGGCGAGATGGCCGTGAGTCCACGCGCAACGCACCCCAGCGACCTCGAGAGCGACGACCAACGATTCGTCGGGGATGTGGAACCGGACATGACCGAACGCCTCAGGGTTCGTCTGGCACGCCTCGTAGACCGCTTCGAAGACGCCTACGTCGAGGTTGTCGCCGGGGGTGGTGAAGCTCTTGCCGTTCTGCCGGTTCTCGCCGTGGTTGCCGCCGACGCACGCCACCACAACATCCGGGGCGAGGCGGGCGAACCGGTCCACCACATCTAGTAGCAGACGACGGACGACCCGGGCCTGTTCCCGTTCGTTCAGATCGGTGGAGAACGCCTGCGCCGGGTAGTTGCCCTGGCACCGTTCGAGCAGGTCGCCCATCCCGATCAGGTAGACGCTTCCTACTTGGTACAGCTTCCGTAAACGGTGCAGCCGGTCCTCGATGGCGTCGAAGCATGCGCCGATCCGGTCGAGGAACTCCGGTGTCCCGCCGCCAGCCTCCATAGCTTTGCCGACCTGCCAGTCAGCGAGGTTCACGACGAGGGCGTGGTCGCCTCCGGGCGGGGTCCGCTTCCCGCGCTTGCGTCGGGCGATAGCGGCGACCAGTTCGTCCACATCCGCCCGCGGGTTCTCGCCCCGGACGATCAACTTCGCCTTGTACTGGTACAGCCAGTCGTCGCAGTTGTCGTGCTGCTGCCACCGGTTCACCGTCAACGTGCCGGGGATGATCTCCCACACGTCCGGGTCCAACTGCCAGCCGGCGATCAGGGTTGCCTCGTCGGCTTCGTGGGGGAGGGCCCTCGAGACGGCGGTGCCTTCTGTCTCCCCCAGCTCAACCCGTGGCGTCCACTGTCCGCCGGTCGGTTGACGGGCGACAGCCTTGGCGTCCTGGGGGACGGCTTCGCACCGGTCTTTGAGACTCATGCCGCACCGAACGGGGTCAGACCAGCGATGTCACCGATCACGGGCAGCGGCACTCTCGGCGACGATGCCTCGGCAGCGCAGTAGCACCGACCCGGTAGCCGTCAGCGACAAGATGCCGGTGGATTTTTGCTAGCACCGCCGGGGATGTGGGAGCACAAGCCTGCGCCAGAAACTCGCGGTCCTCAGCCCCTAGCGGCGTGGTACACGTCGACCCTGCCGGTATCCCACCGGAGATCAGGACCGACACCGGGCACACACCGCCCTGGCTGATCGTGTCCGCTGCTACCTGCTCACGTAATCCCACATCACGGCTCCCTGATAGCTGACAGGACTAGCGGCGGGTGACCGACTGGAACCGGTCGAACACGTCACGGCCGACCGCATGCGCGACAACGGCGAACCCGATCGCGGCGCCAGCCAGAAACGCGCCCGCCAACACCGCTGCGTCACGGACCTTCCGGTGCGTCGGCTGCGGCAACGGGACCGGGTTCGCTGCCATCACCGACGCCGAACGGTTACTCACCTTCGATGCGGGTGAGCCGCCGCTCATGGTCGGCGCTGTTCGACTCGAGCCGTGCGACCGTCTGCGAGAGTTTCACGACCAGCACGAGCGCCCAACCGGCGATCGACGTGAACGTCGCCAGCACGAACAGCATCCCGCCGGTCAGGACAGCGTCAGGGATCTCCGCGCCGAACACCGCCGGAGCAGCCAACCCCGCCACCACCATGTTCGCGGTCGCGCCGAGCGCCGCCCACACATGCTCCCGAGCGGCTTCCACGAACAGGTGAAGCATCAGGCGGCACGCGCCACAATCGCGAACGGTTCGGTCGTCCACACCTCGACGGAGCCCTCGCGGCCGTGCTCGTCGTACGGTGTTTCTGCGCCGTCGATCCGCCACAGGGGAGCCGGGTAGCCGCGGGCGTGTTGACGGCGGACCGCCTCGACGACCTCGTCGGGGATCTCGTTCTGGAAACGGAGCGTGTCGCATCCCGCTTCCCTCACCCCGCCGGCGGTCTCTCCGGCGATCTGTAGGGGCGGGCCGCCGGGTTCGACGGGACGCCACGTCACCACCGCGGTGATGTCGACCCGTTCGTCTGAGCATTTCTCGGCGGTCACGTTCACCGTGTCACCGATGTGTGTGGCCGGGGCGCCTGACAGGATGTTGACCCGTGACGTGACGGTCTGAGGGTTCGTGTAGTGCAGCGGCGACCACGGGGTGTCTGTCCGCAACTCTGACCAGACGATGATCGACCCGACCAACACCAGCGCGACGGTGACGACTGATAGGGCGACGACGGTCTGGTGTGCGAGATGGCCGACACGGGACGCGTCGACCGACCTTCCGGTGTGTGCCGCCTTGTGGGTCACTTCGACGCCGAGGGACTCAGCAGAGTACGACGGGTCGTCAGACATCTCAGCCCTGAGCGGCGATCTTGTCTCGGGTGAGCTTGCCCTGGTTCTGCACGGTCGTGATGACCCGCTCGGCAGTCGACTCGATCTTCTGGCGGGTCAACTCGCCCTGGCGTTGGATCACATCGATGAGCTGGTCGATTTCGGCCACAGTCAGACCTCCTTGGTCATAGGTGAAACGTGCTGCCACCGCCGGAGGGACGATGACCTCGAAGTGCATGGCGTCTTTGTTGCCCGAGTACCTGCCGCCCCACCGGACCGCCGGCTGGCCGCTGGCCTCGAGGGCTTCGATCTCACGGATCGCGGCGGGGGGCATGTCCGTCACGAGGTTCGGGCCGTACGGGTTCGACTGCCAGTTCACGTCCACCGCGATGCCGTAGGCGTGCAGCGAGTAGCCGGACCCTCCGGTGATCTGCCGGCAGTTGTACGCACCCGTGTCCGCCTGACGGATCGGGTACCGGTGCTTCGCGAAGATCGCCTCGACGGCCCGCCAGATCGGGACGGTGACCCGGTCGACAGTGATCCGAGCGCCACCAGAACCGAACGAGATGGTTTCCATGCCGCCGCCGTCGCACGCCGGGGCCCACGCTGCCCGCATCTCTGAGGTGGAGGCCATCAGTCGCAGTCCTCGCAGTCGTAGATCAGGTTTCCCTTGCCGCCGTCAGGGACGGGCGGGCCGGTCAGGTCGTCGCCGTCGAAGAACCGGGCCAGTTCCGGATCGTCGTCGGGCAGCGGGGTCCTGTCGTCGGGTTCGGTCATGCGATCGCTTTCGGTTGGCAGGGGTGCGGGCCGACGGCACGCACGGCGGTCGAGCCGGGGACGTGAGTGACGATCGACACGACCGGCACCCGGGCGTCGCAATAGACGCAGCGCCCTTGACCGTCAGGGATGAACGTCGGGGGAGGGAGACCGCCGGTCAGGAACGACCGGTGGTTCTCGTTCGCCAGGTTGAAGACGCGGGCCGTCCGTTGACTTCCCAAGTGGGTAGCGGGGCCTCGCGGCTCACCTCGGCACCCGGCGAGCCCGGTGGGCGGGGATCACCTTGCGGCGGGTCGCCACCGACGCGAACCCCAACGCGACGAGGGCCGTGTAGACGACCTCCGGGTCGAGGTCCCAGCCGAGATAGGCGATCAGCACACCAGCCAAAGCGACCAGCCCACGGGTGATGGCAGGTTCGTCACGGATCAGGTCCAACATCAGGCACCTCCGGTGCATCAGTCATTCCGTCACGTGACGGAATAGGGGTTACCAGTCGGCGGGGTAGAGGAGATTGCCGACGACCCGGTCGTCCTGCGCCCAAGTGATCGGCCCAGAACCGGTCGCCCAGTCATGGGTCGACCCGGACACGTAGGCGATACGGGCGACAGTCGGAGCGCCGGGGAGAGCGACGAACATCACATGCCACGGGTCGTCCAGCGACGCGTCGTACACCATCCCGTGCCCGAGAACCTGATAGGACTCCGAGCCGGGGTCGACGTTGACCGGCAACGACACCCGATAGTTCCCGGTCCCGGCGGCCATCGACGACCCGAACGCGATGTCGAACGTCGCCTGCACGAGATGGTTGACCTGGGTGTATCGGCCGACGTTGGTGGACCCGGTGCCCATCGTGGGGCTGGTGCCGTCGGAGGTGAGCGCCGGGGTCCACGACGCCGGCTCGGCGCCGAGGGTGTTGAGTTGACCGGCGGTGACTGTCTGGCCGGCGGTGAAAATGATCGGGGTTGCCATGCTGCTCCCTTCAGAGTCCGGTGGTGAGCGCGTCGGTGACGGTGACCGATTCGCCTGGGGTGTGGTCGAGCGGGTCGCCGCGGGTGAGGGTGAAGGTCTGCGGGCTGGCCGTCCCGTTGATGGCGGTCACCGTCGCTGTCTCCGCGCCGACCGTCGGGCCGATGTCGACGTCAAACGGGACCGCCGACGGGGAGAACGTCGGGCCGGTCGTGGTGGTCACGACGGCTTCGTGGTGGGCGACGATGTCGACGTCAGTGCCGACGAGGGTGAACACGTTGCTGTAACCGTCGGTGGCGGTGGTCGCGCCGACCGTGGCTTGGGTGGGGTCGGTGAAGTCGGGGTTAGCGACCGGGGTCCCGGCGATGCCGGACAGGACGGCGGCGGCGTAGTGGTCGCCGACCGCTCCGAGGGGTGTCAGCGACACGATCGCGGCGACGGTGACCGGGGCGGTGCCGGAGTGGATAGACGTCGTGCCCGCGGCGGTGACTGTCGACCCGAGCTGAGTCCAGTCCGTCGCCGTCTCTAGCGGGTCAGTGAAGTCGGTTGACGTGTAGAACCGGATGACCCGGTTACCGGCGCCGTCGTTGACGTCGAGGGTCGCACGGATGCGGACCCGTTCGCCGTTCGGGGTGGGGAGCGCCGCGGTTGAGGTGGCGGTGACGGTCGCTGTTCCGTTCGTTGACCAGGTGAGCGTCGGCACCCCGGTGGTGGAGACGTACAGCCTCCATGACCGCTGGTTCCCGCTGAACGAGTCCCACTTCGCGACGAGCACCTGGTCGGCGGCGGCGGTCCAGTCGGTCAGCGCGCCGTCCCACCTCACGTCGATGTCGCCGACGATGTCGAGCGGCGCAGCGTCCGGGGCGGACAGGTAGTGGCCGGTAGTGGTGACGCGGGCGACCTGGGCGACGAGGTCGGTGAGGGTCGCGCCGTCGGTGTCGGCCCGGTCCGTTCCGAGTACCCCGACGTCCCACGGTGAAGCGGGCGAGCAGTTCGCTTGGATCGTCCACCGGGTGGCCGTGATCGTCTCCGACCAGCCCTCGACGAGAACGTCGGCGGTGTCGGTGGGGTGCTGGGGTGGGAGCCCGGAGACCGTCAGACGGTCACCGCATCGGACATCAACCCAGGTGGCGGACATTTCGGCGGTGACCGTCGGGTAACGCATCGCCTCCGAAGACGCGAGCCGCAGCCGCCAACCGGCCTGCTCTACCGCGGCCTGATGCGACGGCAGCGACAGGGACAGCGACTCCTCGCGGCGTTCCTCACCGCCGAGACCGTCGACCTCGACGGTTGCTTTCGCTCCGACCGATGGGGTGACGGTGACGACGTTACGGAACCGCTGGTCGTCGAGGACCGGCACGAACGGGTCGAGAAGATCGGCGGCGGCGACGAAACTGGCGTCTACGGCCGGGTTGTAGACCTTGGTCCGGTAGGTGATGCCGGGGCCGTCGACGTCTTCGGACAGCACCCCCATGTCGACTTTCGCGGCGTCGAGGACCGCCTGGGCGGGGCCGACTGAGCCCTGTGCGTGCAGGACTTCGGTTTCGTCGAGGTCGCCGGCGGCGGTGAACGGCACGCCGTAAAGGCCGGCGACCCGTTCGATGCGACGTCCTGCGGTTTCCCCGGCGAAGTCGACCGCTGTCCGGTCGTCGGCGTCCCAGTCCATGTCGCCGATGGTCGCCGCGAGCTCGGTGAGGTTGTACGCCTGGTAATAGCCGGAGACGGTGGTGTTCGTCGGACCCGCGGAGAACGATTCGGTCGGCATGAACCCCCCGGTTTAGGAGTCGGCGATCAGCTGGGTGATCCGGCCGAGCGGGTTGGGTGTGGCGTCGATGGTGCCGGTCTGGTCGACGATGTGCTGCCCGTCTGCGGGCTGGTCGGCCAGGGTGTAGATCAGCCGCCACGTCACCCGGTCAGCGGTGGTCTGCGCGACCGAGAGGGCGAGTCGGCGTCGGCCGTCGAACGGGCCGAGGTTCGTGAACCCCCCGACCTGGGTGAGCCCGGACAGCGACGTCGCACGCCACAACGACACCGACGTTGTTGTGACCCGGACCTGCCACTGCCACACGAACCCGGAGGTGCGGACATCGAGGGGGGTGTAAGTAGCGATGTCGATGTTCGGCCAGTGCTGACCCCACGCGGTCCAGACGGTCGGGTCGGCGTGATCGGGGACCATGCCGACGATCTGGGAGTAACTGCCGCCACCCAACCATCCCGGTTTCGGCATGGACCGTAGGGGCTGCACCCCGGCGACGTCTGATGTGGTCCCGTCGTACAGCGAAGCGATCGCCGTGCCCCACTGCGCGACCATCGAGTCCTGCGGTTCCGCTGAGACCATCGCCCGGTTGGAGGCGAGCCGCCGCAGCGGCCCGGCACAGTCGATGGTGACGAACGACTCGCCCAAATAGTCGCCGGAGGACAGGTCGCCGTGCGGCCACGTCGGGGTCCACGATTCGGCGAACCCGACGAACCTGACCTCCCACCCGCCGTCGTACCAGACCGAGAACCGGACCGGGGCCCCACGACGGATGTTCGGCCAGTGGATCGACGCCCGGCGGGTCGGGGTGTAGTCGCCGGTCTGGTTGTCGAGGACGAACTTGGCCGACGTCGTCGCAGGCGAGGCGGCTTCGTCGGCTCGGCCCCGTTTGATGACGACGGTCTGGTCGATCAGGTCGGCGGACAGATCGGTCCACGTCCACGAGTCGGGGTCGGTGGGATCAGCGCCGAACGCGACCTCGAACCGGACCGGGTAGTCGATCATGCTCCGAGGTACGCCTGGACGTTGCCGCCGGACTCGACCCGCACCGACCGGCGCAACCACTCCACCAGCGCCGTGTCGACGCCTGCGGCTTCGACCACGATCCGGGGCTGGGTGTGCTGGCCGGAGTAGCGGGACGACACAGCTTCGACCGGGAACGCCGAGAGTGCTGGGCCAGCGGTGGTGGTGGTGGTATTGACGTCGAGGGATGCCGACTCGAAGGGGTTGAGGCCCGAGAAGAAGTCGCCGATCTGACCAGCTATGTCCGAAATCCAGCCGCTGACCGAATCCCACACGGACTGCATCCCGTCCCACAGCCCTTGGATGATCGCAGCCCCCTTGTCGTAGAGGGTGTTGGCGAGGTTGCCGACAGCGGAGATGGCCCGCTGACCGGTGTTACCGAGCCAACCGCTGACGGTGTCCCACACGTTCTTCAAGGCGTTGAACATCCCCTGCATTGCCTCGCGGCCCTTGGTGGTGAGCCCGGACACGATGTCGGAGACCGCCGTCGTCGCCCGACCGGGGAGCGCTGTGAGGAAGTCAACGACAGCGTCGATGCCGGCCTCGACCGCCGATTGGATCGCCTCCCACGCCGCCTCGAGAACCGACTTCACGGCCTCCCAGCCGGCGTCCCACAGCGCCCCGAGTGCGTCGAGCCCGAGCTGTACCGCGGTGCCGAGCGCCAGCCATGCGGTTTCGACCATCAAGATCATGGCGTCCCACACGGCGGTCACGATCGCCCCGAGCCCTTCCCACACAGCCGACCAGTCCCCGGTGAACACCCCGGCGAACACGGTCCAGATCCCGAGGATGAGGTCCACGGCGGTCTGGATGACCCCGGAGATGAGCCCCCAGGCGGCGGTGGCCGACGACACGATCGTGTCCCCGAACACCGACCACAGGCCCTGCACCACCGCGATGACCGTCGACACCACAGTCTGGATCGTGGTGAAAGCCGTGGTGACGGCGTTGACGATCGTCTGCCAGGCGCCGGCCCAGTCGACGTTCGAGAACGCTTCCCGGACGAACCCGGCGAAGGCGACGATCGCCGGGACCGCGGTACCGGTGATCCAGGCGACGACCGAGTCGACGACCTGGCGGAACCCCTCGAACCGCTGGTAGGCGTACACGAGGCCGGCGGCGACCGCGGCGATGGCGAGAGGGATCGCGAGGAACCCGAGCGCCGACACCGCCGCAGCGATACCCACCGCCAGCAGGGCAACCGCCAGCGCACCAGCCCCGACCGCGACGGCCTGCATCGAAGGCGACAGGCTCGCGAAGTTCTCCTGCACCCGGGCGATGACCCCGGAGATCCCGTCGGACTGAAACACCCCCACCAGAGACGCGAACCCGGCGGCGACATCCGACACCCAACCCATCAGCGCCGTCGCCGGGCCCTCCAGGAGGAGCAGCAGGTTGTTCTTCAGCAGGGTGAGGGACTCCTGCCAGTCCATCGTCGACGCCGCTGTGTCACGGATGGTGGAGCTCCCGTTGCGGATGACGTCGAGGTAGTCCTCGAGCTCGAAGCGGCCCTCCTGGATCGCCTTGAATACGTCGACACCAGCCCGGGCGCCGAACAGGGCCATGGCGTCGGTGAGGTCGAAAGTGCCGTCACGTACCCCGCGCAAGACGTCGCCGAAGTTCGCTACGCCGAGCTGCTCTTCGGCGAGCCCTGACCCGAAGTTCTTCACGGCCTGCCGGAGACCGGCCATGACCGTGGAGGTGTTGACGCCGGCTTCACCGAACGACGCGAACAGACCGATGGACTCGTCGAGAGAGAACCCGAGCTGGCGGAGCGGCGAGCCGAACTGGACGACGCCTTCGGCGAGGTCCGACACCGCTACCCCGCTGGCCTGGGAGGCACGGAAAAACCGGTCCAGGGTCTCGGACTGCTGGCCGGTCGCCACCGACCAGTCGCCGAACGCCCGGGTGACCGAGTCGATGTTGCCCCGGAGGTCGGTGTCAGTGATCCGTGACAGCTCGAGGAACTGCTCCGACAGCGCCTCAAGGGGCCGGCCGGTGAGCTCGAGCCGCTGGTTGAGCAGCGTGATCGCGTCAGCCGCGGAAGCGAAGTCGGTTGGGACGTCCGCGACGACGTCCCGGAACACGTCCTTGAGCCCCTCGAGGGCGTCTCCGGTCGCGCCGGTCCCGGTCTGGATCGTGTCGTAGGCGTCGTCGAACTGGCCGCCGATCGCCAGGAGCGCAGCGCCTGTCGCCGCGACGACACCAGCGGCGATCAGCCCACCGGACAGCACCCGGTTGAACCCGCCGGAGAACGCCGTCGCCGCCGACGTCCCGACCGAGCCGGACTCCCCGGTGAGCGCAGCTGCAGCCCCTCGCATCGAGGGGATCACGCTGAGAGTGGCGTACCCGACGTTGGACATCAGGCAGCCACCACCAAGCCGTCACGGCGACCGATGTCGAAGCGCTTGTGGCACGAGGAGCAGAGAGGCATGTAGCGGTCGAGGTCCGTGGAGAAGGGCCCGGTGGCGCTCTGCCGTTCGTTCGGGCACGAGTGGTCGTAGGCCCACTGGTCGGCCGCCCGTCCGCAGCCATGGGCGCAGGCGTGCTCGGCCGCTGGCCCGCGCTGGCGGAGCCGTTCGTGGACGGCGCTGTAACCGACGTCGTCGCTGCCCCACTTGTAGGCGAACGGGGTCGGCGGTTCGCCGGTCCGGTGCTGCTGGGCGTAGTGGCTGGCGCACCACCCGGTCTTGCGGACCGGGTCGACACAACCCTCGACGGTGCAGCGGGGCTTGCAGTCGTCGTCGCAGTACACGAACCGGTCGATCGGCCGGTCACACGTCGCGCACCGCTTCGTTGGGGTCCCAGTGCGGAGGAGGTACTGGTAATGGCGGGGGCAGAGCCCACGGCCCCCCTTGGTGCCGACCCGACGGCCGCAGTGCAGCAGCTTGCACTCCACGGGGCGACCTCCTCGGTCAGGTGATGGAGCCGTCCTCGATGAGGCGGCGCCGTTCTCGGGCACGGCGGACGGCGGCCCGTAGCCGTTTCTGCCGGTCCGGGGACGGGCTGGCACGACGGCGTCCGCGTTCGGCGGCGGCGAGCATCGGGTGCGGCTTCTTCGACTGGGCGGCGGCCTGCCAGACATGGGCCGTCAGCACCTCTTGGCGGGTCCATTGCGGCTCCGGATGGAGCGTCCGTCCTACGGCCGACTCGGCGGGGAGGTGTCGCATGAGGACCGCCAGGCGGCGCAACGTCAGCCGCACCCGCCCCGTGTCGTCGTGGCGCCACCGGTCTCGGTAGTCGATGCCGTAGACGGCCTGGAGGTCGGCCTCCACCGCGCCCGGGTGGTCCCGGAGCAGGCGGAGGAGGCTGGCTATTCCCCCGGGTCGGTGAACCCCAGCGCTCTGGCGATGTCGTCGATGAGCGGCTTCATCGCGGAGGAGGTGAACTTCCCGGCGTGTCGGGAGCGGTGGCGGCGTTCGAGGAGGGCCATCTGGTCCTGGCCGAGGAGGCCGTCGACGATCGCCATGCCGGCGTTGCGTTCAAAGGCCCGGATGACCTCGATGTCGACGTCGTCCACGGATGCGGGGATGGTGTAGGTGTGGCCCTCGAAGGTGACCTCGACGGTCTCTTCGCCGGTGGCCTCGGCCTCAGCTGGGTCGAGGGACGGTTCGGTAGTGGTCATGCGCGTGGTATCTCCTGGCTGAGGCGCGTGGATGATTGAACCGTCCGGGGGCGCCACGCGCGGTCACCCCCGAACGGCGAAGGTCACGAGCCCGAAGCGGTCTCCTGGACGGTGAAGAGCTCGCCGTCGTCGTTCGGAAAGACGGTGACGAGGAACGGGATCTTGGCGAGCTCGGTCTCGTTCTCGTTGATGTCGCCGTCGACGGTGATCTCGGCCTGATAGGTCGAGATCAGCCGGTGGGTGGTGTCGCCGTCGACGGTCTCGAAGGCGATGCGGACCCGTTCGACGCGGGCACCGGACGGCACGACGATCGTCTCGTCGGTGGAGCCGGGCCAGCGGAGACGGAACGTGGTCGCGTTGTCCTCGAGCGCGGTGAACGTGCGGGTGAGCTTGAAGTTCTTGCGGGCGGTGCGGACGAGGATGCCGCCCCACGCGAAGAGGTCTTCGACGTCCTCGTCTCGGGACTCGACGAAACCGTCGTCGCCGTCGAGGAGACCGACGAGGTCCCAGTCGACACCGAACGCGGTGTCGACGTCGGCGGGGTCAGGGGCGTCGGTGTCGAAGCTGACGTAGACGTCGGCGTCGGCCCAGAGCCGTGCGTTGCTGGGATCTCCGGCCACGAGGGCCTCCTTCGGTTGGGTGCGCACGAAGGCGCATGGATTGGTTGGGGGAATCGGGGGGGCTAGGAGCCGGTGATGTCGGTGGACCGGACCCGGACCCGGACGGTGAAGGACGCCAGCTCGGCGTCGTGGTCACGGTCATGTGCCGGGAGGAGCCCGGTGAGCGGGGTGACGGAATGCAGGTCGCCGGTCGGGTCGGCGAGGAGTTGGCCGTGAGCGAGGAGCGCGAGGCGTTTCGCTTCGCTGGTCGCTCGGGCCCAGGCGACGATGCGGATGGTGGTCCGGTGGGCGATCGGGTGCTCGTCGGTGGGGGTGCCGTCGCAGGCGACCTGGAGGTGCGGGTCGCTGGCGGTGGTCCAGCCGGCGGGGACGCCGATCCCGACCGTGACGTCTTCGCCAGCGAGGGCGGCGGCGAGGTGGTCAACGACGGCCCGTTCAGGGTCCGGGTAGGTCACGAGAGGCTTCGACACCTTCGGCACCTCCGTGAGATGGCGGCAGACCGGTCGGGCTGGGCTTCTCCGAGCCGTCAGGCCCGGTCGGTGACCTCGACGCCCGAACCGGACGCTGCGCGGGTGAGGACGCCGTCACGGGCCTGCCAGAGCGCGCCCCGGGCGTCCTTGATCGTCACCGAGCTCGCAGCACGGTCCGTCGTGTAGTCGTCGACGACCACCTCGACGTCGGCGGGGACCGACCCGCGGACATCGGAGGCGATGCCCTCGGCGACCTCGTGGACGGCGGCGGCGAACGGCCCGGACTTCAGCAGGGCTGCGATGCCGGGCGAGTCAAGACGCAGGTCGGTGAGCATCAGGCCAGCAGGTACGGCAAGGCGGCGATCTCGTCGGCGGTGAGGACCCGGTCCCACTTCGCGGCGGCGTGATGGAACGCCGCTCCGAGGGTGAGGTCCGCGGCCGGGTCGAGCGCGCCGACAGCGGAGATGTCGACCGGGCTGGCCCCGTTGGCTGCGCCGTCGACGTAGACGTTCATCAGGTCGGTGTCCCGATCGATGGTGACTACGACTGTGTGTGTGCCTGCCGCCCAGTGCGATCCGACCCCGAAACCGAAGTCGGTTCCGTCACCGACCACGACCCCGGCGAAGTCCGACGAGTACGCAGCGACCTTGATGTCCAACAGCCGGAACCCGACACCGTTCACGCCCATGTTGCCGGTGTCACGGTTAGCGAGCACGAACAGCTCGCCGTCGACGTTGGCGACGTTGTTCTGGGTGAACCGGAACGCCCAGGAGGCGTCCGCGTCGGCGGCTACGTCGAGCGCCGAGTCGTCGGGGACCGTCGCTGAGACGAACAACGCGTCGTCGTCGGTCAAGACACCGGACCAGACCTCACCGGTTCCGGCGGTCATCGTCGTACCCGAGACGTAGTCCCGGTCGGGGTAGAAGTCACGGAGCAGCGCCCCGCCGAGAGTGCCGTAGAGCCGCACCCGGTAGATGGCCCCGGTGACCGGGTCGCCGATCCGCAGGTTGTCGGTCGACGTTTCGATGGTCTGCGCCCCGACCGTCGTGTTCACGATCTCCGAGACGAGGGTGTGAGATTCGGGGGTGCCCGTGTAGAACCGGGCGGTGTACCCCTGGGCGGTGGACAGCCACTCGAACCCGATCTGCCGACGGGCCGCCCCGGCGGCGAACGTCACGGTCGAGGTCGCGCCGTTGTCGGTGATGAACGCCGGGGCTACATGCCCGTCGGTGTTGTCGTACCACTCGACGAACGGGTGGCCGGCATTGTCGAAGCCGACGGCGTAACAGTCGTTGGTCGTGGCGTCCCCGGTGCGGGGCTTGGCGAGGATCTGCTGGGGGATGGCGGGCTGCCAGTCGGCGGTCATGTCGACCCACACCACGAACCCGGTGGTCAGGTCCAGGGCGGCGGCGTCGGGGCAGGTTGCCGCGTTGGCCTCGCCGCCGACGAAACCGGCGGCAAGCTCCACCGAGCCGTCCATGCAGACGGCCGCAGCGTCCAGCACGGCCCCTGCGGTGCCTTCGTTCTCGCCTGTCCCGGTGGAAGCGCGGAGCAGCCACACTGCCTCCGCTAGCAGCGGATCGACGGACGGCCCCGCGCCTCCACCCGCTGGCATCAGGAGTCCACCGTTGACGTCCTCGCGGTAGTAGAGGGTCACAGGGGCTGCACGGAGTAGGTGGGGGTGCCGGCGGAGATGAGCTTGACGGTCTGGGTCTTGTCGGACCCCGCGATGTTCCGGTAGAAGCTCCGGGCCGCGCCGGCGACGGCGGGGATGCAGAACGTCTTCGGGTCGGTGTCCCCCACCGTCGGGGCCGTCGAGCCGATGCGGACGAAGATCTCCGCCGACCCGTCCCGGTTGAGGACCTCGATCCGTTCGGAGTTCACATCGACTGAGGTGACGGTGTCCGCCACGAGCGTGCCGATTCGATCAGCCATGGGTCGCCTCCTGGGCGTGTTCAGCGATGAGCGTGCGCATGAGGCCTCTCGAGCGGGCCGTCTGGTAGCGGCGGGCCAGCGCCCGGTTGGCGTCGTTGCCGACCACCCGCGACTTGCGGGGCTCGGGCGGGTGCCAGAGGTGAACGACGTCGACTCCGGTGCGGGCCGGCGGGCCGACGAGCGTGCGGAGAGCGGCGGCCCAGGCGTCGTCTTCTTGGCCCCACCCGACGAACCGTGGGTCGGGGGGAGCCAGGTCGAACGCTTCGGCGGTGACCGCCAGGAGCGTCCCGGCCTCATGGACCCGGTAGGGCTTGGAGTCCTGCGGGTTGTCGGTCGACAACGGCAGGCCCCGCCAGTCGTCGCCGGCCAACACGAGCCTGGTCGAGTCCTCCGAGAGGCGGTGCAGGATCCCGGGGACCGCCCATCCGTGGGTGATGGCCCAGTCGGTCAGCGGTTGCGGGTCGGCGAACACATCGGCGTCGGCGATGACCAGGACGTCGGCGTCGGTGCGGGCCCGGGCGTCGAGGATGGCCTGGGTGCGGGAGAACCCGGGCACGTCGGTGGTGCCTTCGACCACCTCGTAGCCCAACGACTCCCAGCAGCAGCGGAGCCACGCCCAGTTCCGGTCACGGTGAGGTTCACCCGTCGAGAACGGGACGAGGACAGCGACGGTCACGGCATCGTGAAGGCGCAGATCCCGACCCCGTCGGGGTCGGTGAACTCGATCGACGGGAGATGGTGGCGGAGCTCGTCGACCCATGCGACGACGCCGGGCTGGCATTGGTCGCCGTTGGGCCAGGTGTCGTGGAATGCGATCAGCCCGCCGGGACGGACGAGTGGCGAGTAGGCGAGCCAGTCGGCCCGCACCCCGTCGTAGGTGTGGTCGCCGTCGATGAACGCCACGTCGAACGCTGAGCCCCGCAGAGCCTTCTCGACCGCGGTGACGGTCTCGGGGGCCCGGCTGTCGGCCTCGAGGTCAACGAACCGGAGGTGGTCGAACCAGCCCGCCCATCGGGTCCGGGCTTCGATCACGTCGGCCCGTACCTGCTCCCAGTCCGACGGCAGGTCAACAGCGACGAGCGTCTTGATCTTCGGGAGCTGGCCCCACCACCACAGGGTCCCGCCGTACAGGGATCCGATCTCGAGGACCCGGGCGTGGGGCCGGGAGGCGACGAGATCCCACAGCGCCCCGAACTCGCAGACGTTCTGGTAGGCGGGGACCGGGGGCTCGTGACGTTCGACGAAGCTCATCGCTGGCCCCCCGAATATTGGGTTGTTTGATGGTCCGGCCCCCGAGGGCCTCCTAGCGGGAGGCGACCTCAGCCATGTGCATGTGCCACGCCGAGCGGCGTCGGTGCACCTGGACCAGCCTCCCGCCCCACAACCAGGTCTGGGGGGCTTCCGCGTGCCAACCGCAACTACATCTGAAGTCGTCCACCCTGAGATGCAGCGGATCGTTCATGTTGCGTCCGTTGCCGCCCGTAGCTTCTTCGCCTTGTTCCGCTGAACCACGGCGCATCGGCACCTGCGACATTCGCGGCCCTTGCCGTCGGGTCGGCGGTAGGTATTCGCCTCGTCGTAGGGATGGCCGGCGGGGCAGTGGGTCGAGCGTGCGTGGCGACCTCGGATGCCATCACCTCGGAGGTTGTTGACCTCGTCGGTGACCGCTTCGAGATGCGCTGGGTTGACGCAGAGCGTGTTGCGGCAGAGGTGGTCGATCGTCAGACCCGGAGGGATCGGACCGTTGTGGATCGAATAGGACGCCCGGTGACCCGAGGTCACTCGGCCCTCGAAGTAGAAGGCGCTGTAACCGCCCCCAGCGTTCCAACCTCTCCCGGATCGGGCACCCTGCCAGACCCAACAGCAGGTCTCGGGGTCGATCTCGACCTTCTCCATGAGACGGTCGATCGCTGGCCTACGCTTCGCCATGACGGCACCTCCACACTGGGTGTTGTCCACGGCCGGGGCTGTTAGCGCAGCGCCCGGCCACAGTCGATTCTAGCGGCGCTGCCGCTTCTCGATCGACTTCTTCTGCGCCTCGCTGCCCCACGAGTGGTGCCAGAAGTGGCGGGCATATTCCCAAGGCTTCGGGTCATCGCCCAGCTTGTGCTTCTCCAAGTAGTGCGCCTCGTAGAAGGCGCCCGGCGGGAGCAGGAGCACGTCGTCGCGGCCGGGGAGGGTCTCGGTCGTGACGCCGGGCCCGGACTGCCAGGCGTCGCCGCCGCCCTCGATCACCGATCGGGCCTTGGCGATCATCGCCTCGACCGCGGGGTGCCCGGGACGGAACCCGAGGACGGCGTCGGGGACGGTGGTCTCGTCCTCCCACCCGGCGAACCCTTCGCAACGCAGCAGAGGCTCCATCGACCGGAACGGCTTGACGTCGGCGTCGATGTAGATGCCGCCGTCACGGTGCAGGCACTCCAACCGGACGAGCCCGGCGAGTTGCGCCCCGTTCTGGCAGCGGTCGAACAGGTCCCCGGTCAGCGGCCACTCAGCGGGGTCGAGCGGGTCGCGGTAGGTCTTGCAGTCCCACCCGGGGTGGAGGGCTTCGGCTTCGGCCCACCATGCTTCGATCTGCTCGGAGGTCTCCGTGGGGACGGTGCGGTGCAGGATCCGGGGGATCCTCGTCTCGGCCAGGTCCACTCCCTGCTCGTCCGCTCCTCGCAGCGCCCGGACCCGTTCACGGTTCCCGCGGGCGGCGACGTAGGCCTGGTGGCGCTTCTCGTTCGCCTGGCGGATCGGTGAGGACCGGTTGGCCTCCGGTGAGACCGGGTGCCAGAGGTGGAACGTCTCGCCGCACACCTTCACGATCGGGCCGGTCTCGACCTCACAGGAGATGCGGAACGCTGTGTCCTCCCGCCCCCAGCCCACGAACCGTTCGTCGAAGGGGCCGGCGAGCTCCCACAGGCGGTGTGACACCGCCACCGCGCAGGAGACCGAGTCGAGCCAGACCCGCTCCACCATCGATCGTTCCCGCCACGAACCGTGATGCCCGGAGAGGACCCTGTCGGTGCCCCGCTTGTTGAGCATGACCCGCTCGTCGTGTGCGACCACGAGCCGGTCGGTGGCCGCCGCGATCTCGACCGCGGACTCGACCGAGTCGGGTGCGCAGATCACGTCGGTGTCGATGATGAGCGCCACGTCGAAGTCCCCGGCGATCTCGACCGCCGAGTTGACGGCTGCGGACCGGTTGAACGGCCCGTCGAGGTGGAGGCCTTCGTAGATCGGCCAGTCGTGGCGTTGCTCCCACAGCGCTTTGCAGTGCGCCCACAGACGGTCCCGGTGTCCGCCGTCGGGGCGGAGCGGGGCGAGGACGACGACGTTCACCCGACTGCTGCGGTCAGCTCGACCGTCATCCCCGCTCCCCAACCGGTGAGCCCGGACTGCCAGTCGCCGGGGTCGCCTTCGACCTCGTAGGTCCCGACGTGCGGGCCTTCGGTGATGACCACCCGGTCATCCCGGACGATGTCGGCGCCGGGCGGGCAGTAGAGGGTGAGGCCGATGATCTGGCCTTCACGGGCCCGGCCGGTCGTCTCTGTCGACGCACGGGGGGCAACGGCACATCCCTCGAGGTCAAAGGTCTCCGGGGAGTCCACGTCGGCTTCGATGGGGTCGCCGTACTGGTCGAGTCCGCCTGGGGTGTCCCGTTGGATGGTGACCGAGACGTTGCCGATCACGAACCGGTGTCGCTCTCGATGATCTGGTCCCAGTCCTCGTCGTACCCGGTGAACCGGGTCCCGGCGGGGGCGACGACCTGGATGGACCCGAGGCCGCCTGCGGCGTTGTCGGCCAGGACCCCGCGTTCGTCGTCGGTGAGCGTGCCTCGGCCGTGCGTGGCCGAGAACGGCCCGGCGGCCTCCTGGGTGAGGCCGGTCGGGTTGGCCCACATCCGGGCGGCGAGCTGGACGACCAGCACCGACACGGCGTCAGGGATGTCGTCGACCAGCTCGTCGTCCTCGTCGGTCCACGTCTTGCCGTTCTCGGCGCGGACGTAGGCCGATGCGGCTGCGAGCACCGCCTCCGCTCGTTCTTCTGCCGCGTCGTCGCCGACGATGACGACTCCGGGGAGCCATGCATCGAGGGCCGCGACCGAGGCGAGCGGAGGCAGTGCCATCAGCTCAGGACCCGGCGGGGATGACCGCGGCGACGGGGGTCTGGGTGGCGCCCTCGTCGGTGCGGGTGTTGCCGAGGACGTAGGCGTACCGTGCCTTGAACCGCAGGGCCACCATGTCGCGCTCGGCGAGGTTGATCCCGCCGACGGTGGCCTGGTCCAGGAACTTCACCGTGATGTCCTGGCGGACCCCGATGATCGCCCGGTCGGCGTCCACGACGATGGCCTCGGCCTCGTCGCGGTCCCAGACCAGCCCGGAGACCCAGGCCGTGTCGAACCCCCAGGCGTTGTCGAGGGACCCGGGGGTCGTCGACAGCGACGGGATGAACACGGGGGCGCCGTTGGCGTCCCGGACGTTGGCCAGCCGGAACCGCAGCCCCCGGGGGGCGAGCAGAGCGGACGGCTCCCACCCGGCCTCGTCGACCAGCCCGGCGGCCTGGAGGATGGAGCCGGCGAGGTCGTCGCCGTCCTCGACGCTGCCGACGGTGACCGTCTGGCTGGCGCCGTCCGCGGCCTCGAACAGCGAGTCCGAGGTCCACGAGGCGGGCTTGTCGGTGCCGAAGAGGACCGCGCCGTCGAGCTTGCGCCCGATGGCCGCACCGCCCTGCTTGGTGAGCTCGTCGAGGACGCCGGTGGTGGCGTCGTCCACGACGTTCTCGTGCACGGGGATGATCACCGCGATCTCCTCGGCCACGAGCTGCTTGTTGCCCCAGGTCGCCTGGGCCGTGGGCTTGACGCCCTCGGACTCGGTGGCGGACTCGGTGACGAACCCGGCCTCGGGGATGGTCGCCAGGACCGGCATGTTGACGGTCTTGGTGCCCATGTCGACGGTCCGCAGCGCCTGGAGCGCGGCGGACTGGGACATGGCGGCGGCGAGGAGCTCGCTGGAGTACTCCTCCTGGATGATGGTCGAGAGTTCCGACCGTGAGATGTCAGCCATGAGGCGGACTCCTTCTGTGTGTGGGCCTCACGACCGGGCGGCCGGAGGTGTCAGCGGGTGTTCCGCATGTCGCGAAGCGCAGCGGCGGCCCGCTCCTTGCCTTCGAGTTCCCCCGGGTCGCCCTTGTCCTTCGATCCGGCCGGCGGCTTGGGCCGGGGCGGGACCTTCGGGGCGGGCTTGGCGTTCGCGGCGAAGTCCTCGAGGAGCTGGTCGGCGTCGGCCTCCAGCTCCTCCTTCGTGCTGCCGACCAGTCGACGGGCCTGCGACGGGGTGAGCCCCTTGTCGCCTGCGACCTCGAGCCGGAGAGCCTTCAGCTCCGCTTCCTCGGCGCGCTTGGCGGCCTCGGCTGCGGCGGTGGTGGCTTTCTCCAGCTCGGACTTGTCGGCGTCCTCGAACTCCTTGAGACGCTTCGCCAGGTCAGCGTTGGCCTTCTCGGCTTCGCGCCGGGCCGTGCGTTCCTGCTCGAGGGCCTTCTTGCCGGCGGCGTCCTCGGGGCGGTTGAACACCTCGGGGTCGTCCGGCTTGCCTTCGGGCTTGTCGTCGGTGGGGTCGTCGGCCATCACGGCCTCCTTGTGGTTTTCTCGATTCCTGCATCACGCAGGACTCGCGCCCCCTCACGGGGCGGAGAACTTGTCGCTCAGGCGAAGACGGGGACCGGCTGGCATCCGCACCCGTCGTGGGTGACGAAAGCCGCCGAGTCGTCTCCTGCTGCCGCGTCATCAGCGAGCCCTTGGCAGAAATCGCACGGGTCGCCCGACAGGGATCGCTCCCAGCCGGTCCGGCGACGGTCGCCTTGGGCGGAGTCACGGATGGTGTCCCGGCCGCCGTTGAGGGCGAGGCGCATCCCTGCCCGGGACGAGCCGGCCAGACCGAGATCCGAGGCTTCAGCGAGCGAAACGCCGCGGGCGGTGGCGAGCTTCACTCGGACCGGGCCTGTGACCGTCAGGGACGTGAGTGCCTGTTGGGCGTCGAGCCGTTCGGCAAGGACGAGTTGGAGGGTCCCTGGTCGTCCGAGCTCCAGGCGACGGAACGTGGTGAGGTAGTTCGCGGCGAGCTGCGCGGATGCGGTCCGCTGGGCCTGGATGAGCCGTGAGGCGGTCAGCAGCCACCGTTCGACGGTGGCGTCGAGGTCCGCGGGGTCCAGCAAGGCCCAGGCGGTGGCGAGCTGGGCGACGGTGCGGGCCCCGAGCCGGGCTTGGCCGATCCGGTGAGCTTCGGTGAGGCGGGCGGCTTCGACCGTGACGGCCATCAGGCCGGCGGCAGCGCCGGGGCGGTCTGACCGGCCGCCAGCTCAGCGACGAGCAGTTCGAGCGGCCCGCCTCCTTCGGCGATGAGCTTTTCGGCCTTGTCGACGTCCTGCTTGGTCCAACCGGGGATCATCTCGAACAGCAGCGGGGTCGGGACCCCGACACCCTTCAGCTTCACCAGGGCGTCGGCGACCTGGGCGAGCGAGCGGGACTCGACGTCCTGCCAGTGGACCTGCGAGGAGGTGTCCATAGCGGCGTCCTCGTCGCCGAGGATCCCCGCGGCGAGTCGAAGCGCCTGCTCGTAGCCCTCACCGAGGGTGGCGCGCCGGTCCCGGATCTTGCGCATCAGCCCGGCTTCAGCGGCGGCGAGGGCCTCAGCGGACAGGTTGACCAGCGAGCCGAGGAGGTAGTGCGGCGGGGTCTGGGTGATCGCTGCGAGGTGACGGATGTGGGCCTCGAGGGCTTCGACGTACTGGCGGAGGTCGGCGGCGGCGAACTGCCCGAACTTCGTGTCGGGGTCGAGGGCGGTGATGATGTGGTCGACGTAGGCCTTGATCGTCGGGAACACTGGGTCGCCGTTGGCGTCAAGGAGCGTGTTGCCGTCGGCGTCGACGAGGGGTTTGGTGGTGTCGATGCCGGAGATCCACCGCTGGGGGAAGGCGCCGTACTTGGCGACCATCTGCAGGGTGAAGGTGGCGTCGATGATCCGGTCCTGGATCCGCATGACCGGCTCGATCTCGCCCATCGGGGTGCCGAGCAGGTCGAGCTGGTTGCGCATCTGCACGACCGGACACACCCCGAGCCCGTGCTCGAGGGTCTCGACCGACGCCCCGCCGCCGAGGTTGCCGGTGATCAGGTACCGGTTCTCGTCGTCGTAGAGCTCCCAGCGGGTCTTGGTGACCTGCCGGATGGCGAAGGTGGGCCATTCGTCGAAGGGGTCGTCGTAGACGGCGAACATCCGGGTCGCGGCCTCGGGCCGCATCCATACCCCGCCGTCTTCGGATGGCAGGACGATGAGGTATGAGTAGCCGAGCGACAGGACCGCCCGGTGGAGGGCGTGCTGGTGGGCGTCCATGCTGTTCGCCTGCCACGCGTCGAGCCACACCGCTGACCCGTCTTCGGGTGCCTTGTCGCCGTAGCCGTCGACGTGCAGTCCTTGGGCGGTGGCCTGCACGACCAGGCCCAGCCAGTTCGAGGCGGACTTGCGGGCGATCTCCCGGTACTCGGTTTCTGCGGAGTCCGGGAGCCATGGCGGGGTTTGGCGTCCTCGGACGTACCGGGAGAACCGGCGGAGCCGCATCCATTCGATGCCAGCAAGCTTGTTGAGGTCGGACGCCTGGCGGGAAGCCGCGGCAGCAGAGAGAGCCATACGACCTCCAAAGGGGACTAACGGATGCCGACGACCATCCCGGAACGCTTCGGCTTGGCGGTGAGGCCACGCTCGAAGGCGTAGACAGCCAAGGCAACTGCTCGCAGGGGGGCAATGTCGATCTTCGGGTCAGAGCCATCGAACACGTACGCGTCGCCCGACTTCACCTTGCGAGCCGAAGAGACCGCCAGGTTCAACTGCGGCTGGGCAATGTGGTGGATCGTGTTCTCGTCCACGCCATCGACGAAGAGCCCGCATGCTTGCGCGTATTCGCGGGTCCCCGCCTTTATGAGCGTGATTCCAGCGGCTTCGATCGGGGCGATCAGGGACCCGGCGGGCCCTGAGGGGGCGATGGCAACACCGACCGGCCTCCACTGGCTGACCAGCTCTTTCAGCCGAGCGGTTACCCACCCCGTGCCCCGACCGGCCTGGATCACCTGTACGTGGAGGTCGCCGTCGGCTCGACGACCAGCGAGGCCGATAGACGACCACTTGCGATCGGCGGACACCGATACGGCGAACGCGACCGGGCGAGGGCGATCGGCTTCGATGTCCTCGAGCTGATGCCAGGTGGACAGGTCGACGATGGTGTCGGTGTCGGGGTCGTCCTTGAGCACCCATTGGTTCATGTAGGCGCGGCGGAAGTCGTTGACGTTGTCGGCCATCGCCCGCAGTTCGGCGGCGATGGCCTTCTCTGTGATCGTGTGGCCCAACGCCGGCATTGCTGCGCGCCAGGCGGTCCGGTCCTCGGGGTCGGCGTCGTCGGGGGCAGACCACTCGAAGTAGGCGAGGCCCTCACGAATCCCCATGTCGACTTGGTCCCGGCCACGCGTGACCTTGTCCAGCAGATACGGGGACCGGTCCAGCCACCCGGAGGTGGACACCCAACACAGTTGGGTGTTCGGGCGGGTAATCATGGCTGGTCGGAAAGCCTGCTCGAGCCGGTTGTCGAGCTGGGCGAACGCCTCGTCGATGTAGGCCTCGTCCAGGGTGGACCCGTGACCGGCCTTCTCTGTGTTGGCTTCGATTCCGAACCGGGAACCGTTCGCGAACCGGATGTGCTCGTTGCCGTTGCCGAAGTGGGTCTGGATCTTGTGGCGGAACGTCTTGGACGCCCGCAGGTCGGCCGCGTAGTCCTCTTCCCACTTCTCCCGGGCCTTGTTGCGGGTCTGGGCGGTGTAGACGATCCGCTGCCGCTGCCCGAAGAACCCGGTTGCCGAAGCGCGATGGACAGCCTTGGCAAGAATCAGCATCGACTTGCCGGACTGGCGGGGAACCGTCAGCCCGATCTCGTCGTAGGCGAGGAGGCCGGTGAGCGGGTCGATCTCGAGGGCCACGTCGGCGACGTATTGCTGCCCCGGCATCAACGGCCGGCCGAGCCGGCGGGAGACCTCCGCTACGGCATGGCCGAGAGTGGGTCGGTCAGGTGTCCTCTGGGTGCCGTAGCGGGGTCGACAAGTCAGCGTCGAGGTCGTCGTCATTGTCCGCCATGCTCGATAGCTCGACGAGGTTGGCCCGCAGCTCGCGGTTTACCGCAGCGACCGCCAACCCCGCGCCCTGGTCGAGAGTCCGGGCTAGGGCCAGTGACATCGCGGAGAGCGCCTCGCCCATCGGGTGGGTCGAGACGAGCGCCTCGATGTCGGAGGCGACCTTGCACTCGACCGGGCCCGGTTCAGCCGATGAGTCGGAGTTGGTCTTGTCCCCGGTCGCCCTTTTGGCTGTTGCAGAGGAAGTGGGCGCACTGGACGTTCTTCGGCTCATGTGTGCCCCCGTCGGCGAGCGGGACGATGTGGTCGAGGACTGGGGCCAGTGGGTGCGGCACCACAAGGCCCGGAGAGGTCCGCTTGCCGCAGAGCTGACACATCCAGGCATCCCGGTCGAAAATGCGGCTCCGGTATACGGGGGCCACGAAAGCCTCTCGTTTCCGAGCTCGGCGGCGGTCCTTGCAGTCCGCTCGCTGGCAGGGGGTCGAGCAGTAGCGGGACTCGAGCTGGTCGACGATGACGAATGGGTCGGCGCATCGAACGCATGAGCCGGCGACCCAGACCCTCGACTTGGGAGGAGATGTCGACGAGACCACCCCGTGAGCGTCCACAAAGTACGGCGACCCTCGTCCGCCGTGCCCTCGGAGCGCCTGGGCGATCTTCCGGGACGCCCGACGGCGACGTAGCGAATACGTCGTACGGCCCAGCGTGATGCAGTCCTGGCATCGCTTCGTCCCGGCCTGAATCGGTTGGATCTTGTTGCAAGTGGCGCAGGGCTTGAGTCGCATCGGCCCGCGGCACGAAGGACACCACCTCGGTCGCTGGCCCCGGACGGTCGGCCTCGACCAGTCCTCGCCGCATGCGGCACAGGTGAAGGTTTGGGTAGCATCGCTCACTGTCGGGCCTCCTCAACCGGGGTCTGACCACGGTCCCGGGCTGTTGGCTCAGCGCCGGGACCACTTCGTTTTCACCACTCCCAGCCGGACTGGGCCCCCTCGGCTGCGATCTCGGCTCGAGCGACCTCGATGGGCCTTGCACCCCGACGACGGTTGCAGTCGACGTGCGCCGCCTTCAGGTTGGCGGGGGCGTTCGACCCCCCAGCCGAGTACGGAATCAGGTGGTCAGCGGTGTCTGCGCCTGGCAGCCCGCACAAGTGGCAGACACCGCGGTCGCGACGGATGATGCGCCGCTTGATGCGCTGCCACGGCCTGCCGGTACGTGCGGGCATGCCGCGGTCCCCCCCTATGGCCTGGAGAGTTTTTTCGGATCT